TTTTCTTTGCGTAACGTGTCATGATACCTTTGATAGGAGTCATGTTGAACGGATTGTACATTGTTGGAGTTAATTGTAACGGCACGTATGGTGCGTATACATATCCTGCATCCAATAATGATTTTCCTTTGTGTCCAATCAAGATTTTGTTAGCTGGGAAGTAAGGGTCACGATATACTTGATATCTTCCAGCAAGAGAACCGATTTTCTCGATACCCATGTTGTATGAATCTTGCTCAGGAGCTGCGTTAGAAACGTGGAAATACTCTAAATCGTCGAATACTGCAGAAACTTCTGAAGAAACAACAATCCAGTTAGCACCACCTCTTAAAGTAGTCTTATGGATTTGAGCTGAAATTTGGTTAACTTTAGTAACTAAAGTTTGGTTCCAGTCTTTTTGTGTGTAACCTTGTAAAGTTGCACCAGCTGTTCCACCGTATTTCCACTCATTGTAATCCCATTTAGCTTTCCATGCTGCACCTTTACGTAAATCACGTAAGATTTCACGGTCAACTTCAGCAGCGATTTGCTCTGATAATAAAGCTGTCAATTCTGCCTCAGCATCGATGTTGTGGAATGCACTAACGTCTTGAGCCAATTCAGGAGACCAGCTAGCTCTTAATTTTCTTTCAGTTACAGAAACTGTTACTGATTCTAAATCAAAAGAAACTTCACCGATTGCATCTTCAAATTCTAAAGTTGCATAACGACGGTAAGTTGCGGTAAAATCATCACCTACTAATGTTGATCCAGTGATAGTTGTGTTAGAGAAACCTGCAGTTGAGCTGTAAGTTTGTAAATCTAAGTTTAAATAGATTGTACCATTTTCATCACAAATATCATTAAAACCAAGACCGTTTGTACCTGCAGACTTTTGTCCGTAAGAAACCATACCTTTACCATATTTTTGTGTTACCACGTTAAATGGAATAGATGTTCTACCACTAAGTGTTTCAGCACGAGGTGAAGTAATAGTTAATGACGCCAAGAATTCTTCTGTATCCATTTCGTTACCGTCTGGACCAGCTAATTTACCTTGACCTAATTTAGAGAAACCTGTAAGTTTCAATATTGCAGAACCAACACTTGAACCTGTTGCTACTGTAACTGCACCACTTTCAGTACCTGCCTCAAATGTAACAATTGATGTACCTGTTAAAGATACGTTTGTGAAATCTCCTTTTGAATAATCGAAAAGACCTTCAGTTGAAGCATCAGATGCTTCGTAGAAACGATCGTAAAGGTTTCTTGGGTCTGTTGTACCTGTAGAATAACCTAAAGTAGATGCGTCAGTATTACCTGGCATACCATAAGGTGAAAGGTGAGCGTTCGCTTGTCTTTCTTGGATTTTAGGTACAAAGAAGAATAATTTACCAATTGGTAAGTTCATTGCTTGTACAGAAACGATATCGTTTGCTAATAATTTAGAGAACACACGACGGATGATTGGGAAAACTACAGTCTCGAAAGAACCAGACGCATCTGCTGTTGCAGCTTCGTTGATTAAATAAGACGCTTGGTTTTCATACAATTGTGCGATGTTATCTTTTTGGTGACCGTCAAGACCTTCTAAAAAGCCTAAGTCATTCCATTTTTTGATGGTATCTTCTTTGATAACACGAAGGTGTTTTAAACCGATGTTACCTACCATACCTGATTCTAATAATGCTCCCATTTTTTTGAATATTTGTTTTTTAATTTATTATTTTATTTTACTCATCAAATCTTTCATTCTCTTGAATTGAGGATTTTCGTAAGCCTTAGCTTCAGATAACACCTCTTGAGAAGTTGATGTTGATGGAGTGTTTGAGATTTTCTCAACCACAGTTTCGGTAACTGTTTTTTTACTACCTAACTCGGTTTTTATTGTGTTGAATAAGACTTTCGCCTCACTCATAGTTGAAATTGAATCGAATCTCTTTAAAATGTTCAATTTCTCTTGTTTTGTTGTTGAATGTTCAGTAAATAAACGAGTAGAATAAGCTAAGTTTGCGTTGAATACCGCAACCTCATTAAGTTTTTCTTTAAAAAGAACTAAAGCTTTTTTGTATTCTGCGTTTTGTTTTTTCAAGGTCTCAACCTCTTCATTAATTCCAACTCCAGAACCTGCTTTATATTTCTTTTTACTTTCTAAACCAGCGTGATCAGAAGCACCTTTTTGGCCATGAGGATTAGATAAAGTTCTTGCAGCTTCAGTAGCTTCAATTTCTTTAACATCACCTTCTTCTTCTTTCTCATCTTCTTCTTTCTCATCTTCTTCACTTAACTCTATTTCGTATACGATTTCATCCATGTCATCTTCTACATTGTCAGCATCGTAGTCCGAAGGACCACCAGCGTTATCTGCATCAGGTTCCATTTCTGAACCAATACCTTCATCGTCAAGTTTGATAATGTAATCGTCCTCACCTGTAGACATTTCGACATTGTTACCGTCTTTTTTTACTACAATACCATCTTCAGGTTTCATAGCTTTAAAAACTTTTAGTACTTCATCATCTGAAGCACCTGTCATGTCCATCACCTCATCATCATCGTCAGACATTTCACCATCTATAGATGGTTCATCGTCCATTGATTCTGAATCAGCAGAAAATTCATCTCCACCCTCTTCAGAGTCTAATGAATCGATTCCTTTGGTTGGATTTTCGTTATCGAGGTCTGTGTCATTTTCAGCGTCATCAGCTTCAGCATCATCTGCTGTCGCTTCATCGTCTGACATATCGTCTTCCTCTTCGTCAGGTTTAGTTTCGTCCTCAGGTTGTTCACCCATTGGATCTAACTTCTCCTCTTCTTCCAATGATTCTTTAAGCAAGTCATTCAGTTCTTGTTTCATTGTTGAAGCAAGTATACCCTTTGCATTTTGCTTTACTGCTTCTTCAAGTGTTTGTACTTGAAGTAACGCTTGTTCTAAAATTGATTTTTCAGTCATTGTGAAATTTTGTTTTATTATCTTATAAATACTACGATTTTATGAAAAATTTAGTTTTCTAATATTAATAACCCTATAAAATTGATTATTTGGATAAAAAAGTATCTAAATTCCCCATTAATTTTTTCATTCTATCATCGATAGTTGATTTTTTCTCTTCAGCTTCTTGGAATTGATCTCTTTCAGATGGATCATTAAATACGTAAGCCCCTGGAGTAGATGGAGATGATACTAAATCAAAACAAACAAGTTCAAAATCCTCTTGTACTATGTTTTGACCTTTAACATTTTTTAACGACCCAACACCACGAGAAGAGATACCTAAAGTTGCACCATTCATTATTAACATTGCTGCTTGGTCACCCTTGGTAGAAACAATACCCATCTTCTTCCAACCTGGAGAAGTGAATAATTTAATCTTACCCATAAGGATTTTACCGTCCCACCAAGTTTCTAAAATTGAGTGTGATACTCTATCTAAATCGATAAGTGAAGATGATGGGTGATTTAATTCATTTAACGCACCACCCTTCTTAATAAGTGTTTGGTATTTTTCGTTTTCTCTCTTAAGTAACATTTCAGGATATATCCTTCCGTTCTTATTTGGAGTATCGTATTTTTGTAAAACGGCGTAAAGGATAAGGTCTTGTGAAAAGTCCATATCCTTAGCCTCTTTGATGATTTGTTTGTTATCTTCTGGGGAAACATGACCAGAGTCGTATTCTATTAAAATTCCATGCCCCGTTTCCTTTGGTCCTAATATCTTCATTTATAGATTTTATTACTATAAATACATCAATATCTAAGTTATTTTTTGCTTTTATGGAAAACGAACAATTTTTTATCAATTAATCCTTCTTCTATTATGTTTTCCAGTAAATCTTTTATTGTATTTTTTATTTCTTTTGATTTAACATCAAATTGATTTTCAACATAAAGAGTAACCTCTAAGTTCATAAAAGATCTTTTTTCTAATTTAATACCTTTAGTTCGTATGTCTAAATCAACAATACATTGTTGTTTAAAATTTTGATTTTTAAGATTGTAAATAAATTCTTTTATTTTTCTTCTTGTTTTTAAAATTGTGTGGTCATAGTCATCAGTTTCATTTTCTGGTTGTACCCACGAATTTAATTTCAAATAAACAGTTTTAAGGTTTTTAAAATCAACGGTACCATAACCGATTTTTACATTATTGTAAACCCCCAAAGGGATGTACTTACCTGTCTTCATTAATTTATCATTATTATATATTTTTTTATGGTGTTATACAAATAATAAGAAAAAAATGTCACAAAACCAAAAATTGTATATATATTTGTAATATACTTATTATATTATGATTATAATCGACATTACAAAAGAGAGGAGCATTGAAACCGCATTAAGAACTTATAAACAAAAAGTTCAAAAAACTAAGCAGATTCAAAAATTAAGGGAAAGACAACAATTTGTAAAACCTTCAGTTAATAGACGAAAAGAAGTTTTAAAAGCTGTGTATGTTCAACAAATGAAAAACGGTCTTAGTTAAGACCGTTTTTTAATTCTGTTAATCTGTAGTAATTGTATCTCGATGTTGTCATTTGAGTAACCTCATCTCGTACACTATTTAATTTGGTTGTTAGACTAGTATCATTTGATTCACTTAAAAGTGTTGATACTTGATTGTTAATAGATTCTTTTAATTCTGTTGTTTTAACTAATAGTTCTTCGTGGGTAATAGATAAGATATTTTTTAATTCCGTTTGTTGTGATTCTGATAATGTGTTAGAATATAATACATTAAAATTGTTTGTTAACACTGCTTGCAGTAATGTTTCGTTTGATATAATTTTTGAATCTTTAGATTCTTTGATTTCTTTTTTAGTTGTTAAATGTTCTACTAATTTCTTTTTTGCGTTAACCTTCTTTTCTATATTAGATAGATTGTCTTTTTCTATTAAGACATCCAAAGAGTTATAAATTTCATTTTCGTTTATTGACTCTACATTAATCATTTTATTTAATGATGTACAAAAAGTAGTTAAATCACTCATTTGTTGTTTTAAAATGGTAATAACTCCCTCAACGTATAACTTTGCGGTTTCCTTATCTTCAATATATTTGTTTTCAATTTCCTCATAGAACAAATACATTTCTTTAAATTCTTTATTTTCTTTGATTAAAGTTAATATATCTTTTATCTCAGCCTTATTTTCATTAGCATAAGACTCAGTTAATTTATTTAATATTTTTGTTTTTATAACCCCGAATTTTTTCATTTTTAATCATTTAAGATATCATTCAATTTATTTTCTATTTCATAAATATTCTGTTGTGCTCTTTCCATATCAAACAAAACATTAAAATCTTCTTTTTCTTCACCTAACATACCTAAAATCTTTGATTTTTTAGATACTGATTCACTTAGTGGGGCTTCTCCTTCACCTCCTGCAGGGGGAGATGCGGGTGCACCACCCATATCCATGCCTCCACCAGCGGGAGCTTCACCAGCAACACCTGAAGCTTCTAGTTTAGTTCTCTCTTCTTCAGAAATACCGTACTTAGAATCCACATCATCAAATACACCAGAACGTTTAATAACATTTTGTGTGTTTGTTAATTCAAATCCCATCGCTCTTTCAAGACG